TTGTTCATTCCTATGGAATGGAACTACGAAGGATTCATCAATACTCATGGACTACCTGTCTTCATTAGAGGTAAAGATAAAGTCAAAGGAGTTGATGGTGTTGAAATTACAACGGGAGTTATTGAGCACTGGGAAAATGAAGTCGACGGCTTAAGATCAGATCAAGATGGTTTAAATGAATACTATCGTCAATTTCCAAGAACCGAAGCTCATGCTTTTAGAGATGAAGCTAAAGATACTTTATTTAATTTAACTAGAATATACCAACAAATAGATTATAATATAGAGTTAAATAATATTTCTTCAGTTACAAGAGGTAGTTTTATGTGGGAAAACGGTATTAAAGATACTAAAGTTTCTTTTATGCCTAATAAAGATGGAAGATTTTTAATATCTTGGGTGCCACCTAAAAACTTACAAAATCGAGTGATTATAAATAATGGTACTAAATCTCCTGGTAATGAACATATTGGAGCCTTTGGTTGTGATAGTTACGATATTAGTGGTACTGTTGACGGTAAAGGATCTAATGGTGCTTTGCACGGTTTAACTAAGTTTTCAATGGAAGACGCGCCTCCTAATCATTTCTTTTTAGAATATATATCAAGGCCACAAACTGCTGAAATATTCTTTGAAGATGTGTTAATGGCTTTAGTATTTTACAGTATGCCTTTACTTTGTGAAAATAATAAACCTAGATTATTGTATTATTTAAAACGTAGAGGTTATAGAGGATTTTCAATGAATCGTCCTGACAAAGTTTGGAATAAACTTTCAACAACAGAAAAAGAAATAGGTGGTATACCTAATTCAAGTGAAGACATTAAACAAGCACACGCAGCAGCAATAGAATCTTATATAGAAACTTATGTAGGTGCTTTACAGGAAGGATATGGAGATATGTATTTTCATAACACTTTAGAAGACTGGAGTAAGTTTAATATAAATAATAGAACTAAGTACGATGCTACAATAAGTTCTGGTCTTGCTATAATGGCTTGTAACAAAAACAGGTATAGACCAACTCCTGAAAAAAATTATAAACCTATAAGTTTAGGTTTTAAAAGATACAACAACAACGGAGATGTTTCAAAAATAATAAAATAAATAAATGAATCAGATTTCTTATAATAATAATAGTTCGTTCCCAAGCCAGGTAGTACCTGACGCAGAGAAAGCTACTTTAGAATATGGTCTTGCTGTCGGTAGAGCTATAGAAGGAGAATGGTTTAGGAATTATAGAGGTGGAGCTGGCATGAGTGGTTATGCTACTAATTACGCGAACTACCATAGTCTAAGATTATATTCAAGAGGTGAACAACCTGTTCAAAAATACAAAGATGAATTAGCCATAAATGGTGATTTATCTTATTTAAATTTAGACTGGAAGCCTGTTCCTGTTATATCTAAGTTCGTAGATATAGTTGTAAACGGCATGTCTCAAAGAAATTACGAAATAAAAGCTTTTGCAGTAGATCCTTTTTCAACTAATAAGAGAACAGAGTATGCTAAAGAGCTAATGCGTGATGTTAGAGAAAGAGATTTAATACAGCAATTAAGAGATACCTTAGGGGTTGAAATGCAAAGTAAGGCTAGTAAAGAACTAGGTTTAGAAAGTGAAGAAGAGTTACAATTGCATTTACAGTTAGACTACAAACAGTCTATAGAAATAGCTGAAGAAGAAGTTATAACTGATATATTAAATAGAAATAGATATGACTTAACAAGACGTAGGTTTTGTCAAGATTTAACTGTTTTAGGTATAGGTGCTGTAAAAACTAACTGGAACAAAGCAGAAGGCGTAGTTGTAGATTATGTAGATCCTGCCGCTTTAGTTTATTCATATACAGAAGATCCTAACTTTGAAGATATATATTATGCTGGTGAAGTTAAATCAATATCTTTATCAGATTTAAAAATGCAGTTTCCTTATCTTACAGATCAAGAAATGGAGACTATACAAAAGTATCCTGGTAACTCTGAATATTTAAGAAACTGGAACGGTAGAAGTGACCAGCAAACTGTTCAAGTAGTTTACTTTGAATATAAAACTTATTCAGATCAAGTGTTTAAAATAAAAGAAACTAATACAGGTTTAGAAAAAGCACTAGAAAAGTCAGATACTTTTAATCCACCCAAAAATGACAAGTTTGATAGAGTATCTAGAACTATAGAAACTTTATATAGTGGAGCTAAGATACTAGGACATCCTATGATGCTTAAGTGGGAATTAGCTGAAAATATGACTAGACCTAGCGCTGATACTACTAAAGTTAAAATGAACTATAGTATATGTGCTCCTAGAATGTATAAAGGTAAAATTGATTCATTAGTAAACCGTATAACTGGTTTTGCTGATATGATTCAATTAACTCATTTAAAAATACAACAAGTATTATCTAGAGTAGTTCCTGACGGTGTATACTTAGATATGGACGGCTTAGCAGAAGTAGATCTTGGTAATGGAACTAATTATAATCCAGCTGAAGCTTTGAATATGTATTTTCAAACAGGTTCTATTGTAGGTAGAAGTTTAACTCAAGATGGTGATCTAAATAGAGGTAAAGTTCCAATACAAGAATTGCAAACTGGATCAGGCGGTGCTAAGATACAAAGCTTAATACAAACTTACCAGTATTATCTGCAAATGATAAGAGACGTAACGGGACTTAATGAAGCTAGAGATGGTAGTACTCCTGATAAAAATGCTTTAGTAGGGTTGCAAAAATTAGCTGCTGCTAATTCAAACACTGCAACTAGACACTTACTACAAGCAATGTTATATCTTACTTCTAGAACATGTGAAAATATATCATTAAGAGTTTCTGATTCTTTAGAGTTTCCATTTACTAGACAAGCATTAGAGAATAGTATATCAAGATACAATGTAGCTACATTAGATGAGTTGTCTGATTTAAATATACATGACTTTGGTATATTTCTAGAGCTAGAGCCTGATGAAGAGGAAAAGCAAGTATTAGAGCAAAATATTCAAATAGCTTTAAAAACTGGTGGTATTGATCTAGAAGATGCTATTGATTTAAGAGAGATTAACAATATTAAGCTTGCTAATCAAATGTTAAAGCAAAGAAGAAAAGCTAAACAAAAAAGAGACCAGCAAGCTGCACAAGCTAATATACAAGCACAAGCTCAGGCAAATGCTGAGTCTAGTGAAAAAGCTGCTTTAGCTGAAATGCAGAAGCAACAAGCTTTAGCAGAAACAGAAGTACAAGTTGAACAAGCTAAGTCTCAGTTTGAGATTAATAAAATGCAACAAAAAGCAGAGATTGATAGACAGTTGTTAGAATTAAGGTATCAGTTTGATATGAAATTAAAACAAATGGAAACTCAGCAAATAGATGCAAAAGAAAAAATGATTGAAGATCGTAAAGACGAAAGAACTAGGATTCAAGCTACTCAACAAAGCAAAATGATTGATCAAAGAAAAAACGATTTATTACCAACTGATTTTGAACAAAATCAACAAAACCCATTACTAGGTTAATACTTAGTAATTATTATTAACTATTATATTATATTATGTCACAAAAAGAAGAAGTAAAACCTTTAAAGGTTAAAGCTAAAAAGCCTTCTATAAAAACTAAATCAAACGAAACATATAAAGTAGATTTAGCTAACAAAGAAGAAAAAGAAGTTAAAGAAGAAGTAAAAGAAGAAGTAAAAGATGCCGTTCAAACACAAGAAACAAATGATAGCGATGTTGTTGTCAAAGAAAAGAAAGACGAGACAAGTAGCGAAGAAGTGGTTGAAGAAGTACGGTCTACCACAGAAGAAAAAGTAGAATCTCCTATACTAGAAATAATAGAAGATGAAACTAAAAAAATAGAGAACGAATACAAAGAAGCTGTAAGAGATGAAAAGGTTTTAGGAAAACAATTACCTGAAAACATCGAAAAACTAGTTTCTTTTATGGAAGAAACAGGTGGTAATGTTGAAGACTATGTTAGATTAAATAGAGATTATTCTAATATTGACGACAACGCTTTGCTTAGAGAATATTATAAAAATACTAAGTCACATCTTAATCAAGAAGAAATAGAATTCATAATGGAAGATAATTTTTCATATGATGAAGATATAGACGAAGAGCGAGACATAAAGAAAAAGAAACTTGCTTTTAAAGAAGAAATTGCAAAAGCCAAAAACTTTTTGGAAGAAACCAAGAGTAAATATTACGACGAGATCAAGTTGAGACCGGGCGTTACTCAGGAACAACAAAAAGCTATGGATTTTTTCAATAGATACAACAAAGAACAACAAATAGCTGAAAAGCATCATGAGTTATTTAAAAATAAAACTAATGATTATTTCACTGATAATTTCGAAGGTTTCGATTTTGATTTAGGTGAAAAGAAATTTAGGTATAAAATATCAAATGCTAATGATGTCGCTGAAAAACAGTCAAACTTAAACACGTTTGTTAAGAAGTTCTTAAACAAAGAGGGAGAAGTTGTTGATACTGTAGGTTATCACAAAGCTATTTACGCTGCTGAAAATGCAGATACTATTGCTAATCATTTCTATGAGCAAGGTAAAGCCGATGCCGTAAAGAATATGATGGCTAAATCTAAGAATATAACAAATGAACCTAGGCCACAAGCTAATGGTGATATGTTTATTAATGGATTAAAAGTACGTGCAATCACTGGCGCAGATAGTTCTAAGTTGAAAATAAAAACAAAAAACAACAACAACTAAAAAATAAAAATTATGGGATTATCCGGAGGAGGCTTTCCAGCTTCTATTACTCCAATGCCTAACAAAGTCACTGTAGAGGGGAACTATATTAATTTCCAAGATGCAGCTGGCGGATTTAATGCGTGGGCACAACAATATCTACCTGAGCTTTACGAAGCTGAAGTAGAAAGATACGGAAACCGAACATTAGGTGGTTTCTTGAGAATGGTTGGCGCTGAAATGCCAATGACATCTGATCAAGTTATTTGGTCTGAGCAAAATAGATTACATATTGCTTATAATAATGTAGCTATTACTGAAGATGCTAACCCTGTATACACGGTAGTTCTTACTTTACCTGCTGGTCAAGATACAGGTGCTGTAAGAATTGGTAATACTATTTTAGTTTCTGATAATGCTACTGGACTAGTTACTGCTAGACTTTTAGTAACTGCTGTAAATGCTGCAACGACTACTCTAACTTGTACTAGTTATGAAGGAGCTGCTTTACCTGCTACTTTAACTGGTGGCACTTGTAGCTTATTTGTTTACGGTTCTGAATTTGGAAAAGGAACACTTGGTATGGATGGAGCTGTTACTCCTAAAGCTACTACTTTCACTAACTCTCCAATTATCCTTAAAGATAATTATGAATTAAGTGGATCTGATGTTGCTCAAATTGGTTGGATTGAAGTATCTACTGAAGACGGTCAATCTGGTTATTTATGGTATCTAAAAGCTGAATCTGAAACAAGATTAAGATTTGAAGATTACCTTGAAATGTCAATGGTAGAAGGTGTTAAAATGGCTACTGCTGATCAGCCTTTTGGTGGTGCTGGTGCTGTTCCTGGTGCACAACAAGGTATAAAAGGTACTGAAGGTTTATTTGCTGCTATTGAAGATAGAGGTAATATATATTCTGGATTTGCTGGTCCTGCTGCTCCTGGTTCAGGTGCTTTAGGTGATTTTGATGAAATCCTTAAGCAACTAGATAAGCAAGGTGCTATTGAAGAAAACATGTTATTTTTATCTAGAGCTACTGCTCTTGATTTTGATGATATGATTGCTGCTGTTAACGGAGCTTTTGCTTCTAAACAAGCCGCTTCTTATGGTCTTTTTGATAATGACGGAGATATGGCATTAAACTTTGGATTTTCTGGTTTTAGAAGAGGTTCTTATGACTTCTACAAAACTGATTGGAAATATCTAAATGACGCTACAACTAGAGGTTTGTCTAATGAGATTGATGGTGTAATGGTTCCTGCTGGAACAACTACAGTATACGATCAAATGTTAGGTTCTAATATT